GGGCGGACTCGGCGGCGTACCGGGCGGCGGCGGACCGGGCGGCGTACCGCAGCGATTCGTCGCCGGTCTCGAGGTAGCGGATGACAATACCCGGCGCGTCCCAATACCCCGCTACCTCAAGCGCACATTTCCGGGCAAATGCCTGCAACAAACCCCCTGCGTCAATTCGCCGTATAATTGTACGCTCACTCCCAACGATTTTATCCGTGCCCCGAAAAATGCGACCCGATATCTCGACGAGAGCCAGGCTGGGCCCCGGAGCGTACCGCAGGGCGTCGAACGGCTCGATTGAGGCATGCAGCCCGTAAGAGCATAGTTTTATGTCATTTGGGTCGACCCGTAGTGTGTCGCCGTCCTTAGGTACCGCTGAGCCATCCCACAGGGTGTCTCCAAAAAAGTGGTATGCGAGTATCTTTTCCATAATTATATCCTTCGTCTGTTATTGAGCTGATCCCTACCAACCCATGAATCAATAATAGGCTATAGTGACGGTGCCGTCAACTCTGTATTTATTTTTGCCGTCAGTTCAGCCGCTTCGTTCGTCATGAGCGCCTGGGCACTCAGAACATCGATCCCGAATCTAAAATAAAATCGCCGGTAACTCTCGGGGTCGCCCCGGCCGGCTGCCCGCTGGTGGCCCGCCCACCAGGCGATAGCCTCGCGCAACGCGTGCTGCGCCTCCTGACGCTGTCGGTGTCGTTTGACGTTGGCCATTTGGCCGATGGCGGGCACGAATTTCGCGGCGAGTTCCGCCTGATACTCGGCGGGCGTCATATCCACGCGGGCGACCTCGCCCCGCATCCGCGCCAGCGTGCTCGCGTCCAGCTCCAGCAGGTCCCCGTCAACAAATGCAGGGGATGACCGGCCCGCCGGCTCAGGCTTGAGACCGCAATAGGGGCAGGCAGGCAGCACGCGCTCGTATACCTGGATGCAGGTTGGGTTGCGACAGCTCGTCAGAGGTATAGCGTCAGACGGCGCGGACCGGGCGCGTTTGTCCCGGCCATTGAGCGACCAAACGCGGGGTTTGTCTGGCAGGCCGTGACGCTGCGTCACGTTACCCACGTGATCAATCACCAGCGCCTCGGTTTTGCCCTCGAGGATCCGCAGCGCACGCCCGAACTGCTGCATAAATAGAGACAGCGACTGTGTCGGCCGGGCCATGCTGACAACCTCAATGGCGGGCAGGTCGAACCCCTCCCCGAACAGATCCACGTTGACCAGCTGCAGCAGCTCGCGCCGGCGGAATCTGCGGACCGTTGCGGCCCGCTCAGTTGCGGGCGTTTTAGCGCTGACCACCGCTGCAGGAACGCCCGCCGCGTTAAACTGCTCAGCAATATCTGTGGCGGTCTCCACATCAGTCGCAAACGTCACCCCCAGTTTGCCGCGGGCATGCTCTAGGTAGTGCTGCACAACGTTCCCTACAATTTTTGATTTGCGAACCGCGCTTTTGAGCCGGGTTTTGCCGTAGTCGCCATCTGCGCTCAGTGGCACGTTTGACAAGTCCAGATCGGATGGCGGCCCCAACAGCCGGTAGTCTGTCAAGTAGCCCTGCTCGATCAACCCCCGCGGCGTTGGCCCCTCTACCAGCACATCGGCCAGGCCGTCTGCGTGGCGCCCCAGGCCTTTGCCGTCCGCCCGGTCCGGCGTCGCAGTGACCATCAGCCCGCGCGCATTCGGGAACAGCGAGGCGGCAGTGCCCCATTTATTATCCCGCAACACGTGGTGGCCCTCGTCGATGACCCACAGTGTGGCCTGGTTCAGCAGCCGGGCGTACTCGGTTGTGCGCCGCAACAGCGTGTCAACGCCGGCCACCAGCCGGGGCGCTTGCGGGTTATAGTAGCTGCGGCCGGTATCCTCGACATGCTCGCGTACCGCCTGGCGGATAACTGCCTCGGGCGCCACGATCCGGTGCGCAACCCCGTTTCGGTTGAGCGCGCCCGACATTTGGATAACCAGTTCCTGGCGGTGCGCTATCGCCCAGCTAACCCCGGCATTGTCCCGCATCATGCCGGAGAAAATTACTGTTTTGCCCGCCCCGGTCGGCGCCACCGCCATGACATTTTTATATCCGGCGTCCCAAGCGGCATTTATGTCGTCGACGAGTTGTTGTTGATACGGGCGATATTGCATAGTTAGTTCCTGTTGACTTCTACGTCATTAGGGCATACTGTTAGTTCGCTGTCAAACATTTACTGAGGATCGAAACGTGGGAAAAGTGACTCTAACGATTGAGGCCGCCTCGCTGCAAGAGGCCGTCGACCTGCTGCGCGCAGAGCTACCGAACGCCCGGATGGCCGCGTACGCGACCGGCCCGGGCATGAACCCGGACGACACGTACGCGGCGATGACCGGACGCGACCCAAAGCCGCCTGCCCCGTCTGTAATGGAAGTGGAGTCTGCCCCGACCTCCACGACCCCGGTGCCGGCAACCCCTGCAGAAAATGTTGGGGAGTCATATCTGGGTGGTGCGCCTGCTGCGCCGGAAACGGGACCCGTCCCGCCTGCCTCGACGGCGGCCAGCGCGACTGGTGCGCGGAGCCCGGCTGCCCTGGCCCCGAGTACGTCAACTGAACTCGACGCGGACGGGCTGCCCTGGGACGATCGCATCCACGCGGGCAGCCAGACGAAACTGGCCAAAACTGGTCAGTGGAAAAAGAAGCGGGGCGTTGAAGACGAACTGGTCCGCCAGGTTGAGGCAGAGCTACGGCGGTTGATGGCGGTCCCGAGCCCGGCTACGCCTGCGCCGTCTGTATTTGCCGAAAGCGACGCAGCCGCGGCATTTACCGTCCCAAAGCCTTCTGTGCCGCCTGCAACGGCACCGGAGTTTGCCCCGCCGGCCACCCCGAGTGCTGTGACGCCTGCCAGTGAAATCCGCACAATGGCAGAACTGACGAAAGCGATAATCGCGGCCGGTCTCGATATGCAGACGGACGTGCTGCCAGTCCTGCAGCTGAACGGCGTGCAGTCCCTGCCACTGCTCGGCGCCCGGTCGGATCTGATCCCCACTATCGCCGCCCAATTGTTCGGGGGTTAACCATGAGCCATTCCATTATCCCGCCATCGTCGGCGGGCATCTGGGGCGCCCAGGACGGCTGTACAGGGTGGGTGCTGATGAACCTGACGTACCCCGAAACTGAGCAGTCAACCGCGGCGGCGGAGGGCGAGGCGGCGCATCAGATAGCCGCGGAAATGGTTGAGCATTTCCGACAGGGCCGGGCTGGAGGGGGCCCCCTATCGTGGTCGGGCTATGAGGGGCGGGCCGCCAACAACGGCGTCATGTTTGATGAGGGGATGCACGAAGCCGCCGAGGTATACGCGGCGGACGTCGGGCGCGTGATACGCACGAGGGGGGTATTCAGCGCAGACTATGTCAAAATCGAAACCCAACGGCTGATACCCTCGATCCACGCCGAGGCGTACGGCACGCCTGACTGCACCGTGTACGACGCCGGAAAAATGGAATTCATCATCTGGGATTTTAAATATGGGTTCGAGGTCGTTGAGGCGTACGAAAATTGGCAGCTGATCAGTTACGCGGCGGGGTTGACCGATGAGCTGTTGCCGAAAATGGCTCAGTCGGGCATCGACGACACCGCGTTCACGTTCCGGCTAGTCGTGGTCCAGCCCCGAGCATATCACCGCCGGGGCCTAGTCCGGGAGTGGGCGGTCACGGGGGCGCAATTGCGCGGATACGTCAATATTCTGCACGCAAACGCGGAAAAGGCGTTGGGGCCGGACGCCACATTTAACACCGGCCCGCACTGCAAACACTGCCCAGGCCGGCACGCATGCCCCGCAGCGTTGCAGGCGGGGTTCCGACTGTTCGAGGCGGCCACGCAAGCGCTGCCAGTCGAGCTGCCCCCCGCTGCCTTAGGCGTACAGCTGGCGCTGGTGGGGCGAGCGCGCCGACAGCTGGAATACCTGGAGACGGGCTATCACGAACAGGCAAAGGCGCTTATGCGCTCGGGCCGAGACGTGCCTGGCTGGATCCAAGAGCCAACGTACGGCCGCAAAAAATGGATTGCGCCGGCTGGCGATGTGGCCGCCCTGGGCGACATGATGGGCGTAGACCTGCGTAAGCCAGTCGACGTGGTCACGCCGAATCAGGCAGTCAAAAAAGGAGTTGACGAAACCGTCATTACCGCATACTGTGAGACACCACGGACCGGGTTTAAGATCGCCCCGGATAACGGAAACAAAGCCAAGCAGGTATTTGAAGCATGAGCGAATCGATTGAAATTACGACCCCCGTTGGCCGCCTGGTCGGAGGTCGCCCGATGGTTGCGAACGCCGTTACGGATCAAAAAACCGGCCAGCCAAAGTTTCAGCAGGACGGCGTTACGCCCCGGACGGAAAGTTATCTGGGCGTCGCGATCCCGAAGGGCCCCGAGCAGCACTGGAACCAGACCGAGTGGGGCGCGGCCATCTGGAACAAAGCTGCAACGGACTGGCCGCGCGGTGAATATGGCGCGCCTTCGTTTGCCTGGAAAATTACCGACGGCGATAGCCAGATACCCAACAAGCGCGGCCGCAAGCCGTGCGAGCGGGAGGGGTACCCGGGCCATTGGGTGCTGCAGCTGTCCACCGGCCGGCCGATCAAATGCTACCACGCGGGCAAATACGAGCCGATCCACCAGATCCAAAACCTAAACGAAATCAAACCAGGCGACTACTGCAGGGTGCTGGTCAGCGTCCGGGGCAACGGCCCGTGCGAGTCGCCCGGAATGTACCTCAATCCACACTTGTTCGAGCTGTCCCGTGCCGGCGTGGAAATTATCCTCGACACCGTCCCGAGCGCAGCAGATGTATTCGGCGGCGCCGCGCCCCAAATGCCCGCCGGAGCACAGACGGCCCCCGCCATCCCTCAACAGCCGACAGCCGCCCCGGCGCCGACAGCACCGGTGCAGCAAACGGCGGTCCAGCCCGCCCCGGACTTCCTCAATCCCCCCGCTGCCGTAGCACCGGCTCCGGTGGCCATGCGCCTCGTTAACGGCCAGCCGTATAGTGAGGATGCGCTGCGGGCGGGCGGTTGGAATGACGCGCAGATCCAGGCGTTGCTGACCGCATGACCGGGGGAGCGCTGGAGATGTTGAACGTTTTGCTATTAATCACAGTGTTCAGTTCCGGCGCCATCCTCGGCCTGTTGGTCGGGGTAGCCTGGGGGTTCGCCGAGATGAATGAGGACGAAAACGATGGATCAAACAAATATTGACTTGCTCCGCTCCGAACTGGAGCGGGACGAGGGGTGGCGGACGGCCCCCTATCAGTGCTCAACGGGCTACTGGACCGTAGGAGTTGGCTGGAACATCGAGGCCCGAGGGCTCCCCGGCGGACTGAAATACTACGTATCGGGACGAGGGGGGCGGACCCGGACTACGCCGGTAAATATTGGAGTGTACGACGCGGTTAGGTTGGCGGAGGCCGGTTTCGTGCTAAATCGCGCGGAAATTGACCGGCTGCTAGATATCAGCATCGGCGACGCGATCCGGGACGCCCGCGCCGTACTGCCGGGTTTCGATGAGCTGAGCGGGCCGCGACAGCGGGCATTTGCCAACATGGCGTTCAACCTGGGCCGGCAGCGCCTGGCCCGGTTTGTCAAAATGGTAGCGGCCGCCAAACAGTACGACTGGTGCGAGGTGAGCCGGCAAATGCTGGATAGCAAATGGGCCCGTCAGGTGGGGCCCCGGGCGGATCGGTTGGCTGAGATGGTACTAGAGGATGGCTGAGCGCCTGCTGGTTTTTCCGGATGGCCGGGGCTT